TATATCGGAATTTACTCAGTCATCTCAGGTTTATACTGCTGTGGCATATCAGGCCGTGGAAACAACAACTATATATCCTTTATAAAGGAGTAGCAACATGTCAGATTATTTCACAATATTGACAACTATCGGGAAAGGCCTTGTGGCCCAGAGCATAGCGAACGGGATACCTGTTGATCTTACACAGTTGGCGGTTGGAGATAGCGATTATACGCCAAACGAAGGGCAAACATCTCTTGTAAACGAAAAGTGGCGTGCCGCCCTCAATCAAATATATCGCCCGGCAGATAATCCGGATTGGATAGTTATTGAAGCGGTAATCCCTCCGGAGGATGGTGGATGGTATGTAAGAGAGGTCGGGGTTTTCGATAGCAACGGCGATCTCTTCGCCATCGGAAGATACCCTGAATCCTACAAACCCACGCTGCCTGAAGGTTCAGGCAAAGACCTTTATATCAAGATGATTCTGGAAGTTTCTAACGATGCAGAGGTGACACTTCAGATCGATCCTTCCGTTGTACTTTCGACAAGAAAATACGTTGATGACTCGCTGGCCTCATTTGGTATTGCTCACAGATATGAACACAGCCAGGCCATTGCGGCAGAGATTTGGGAGGTGCTGCATAATTTTGCAAGAGACACAATTCCCTGTGTGCATGCATGCCGGGAAGTTCCGCCCAGGGCGCCGATTTCGTGCGGTGATGGCACATATTCCGGTGAGGCGTATTGTGCTGAATCGATAGATTATACAGCATATCGAGATCTGGAATATGTAGACATTAGAAAAATTAATACAAATCAGATCAATATTGTTTTTCCCACAGCGTTGACGGGTAAAGCTGTTTTGATCGCATAAAAAAAGGAGAAGGAAAACTATGGAGAAACTACCTGAAAATCTTGGAACAAAAAATGATATTTTGCTTTTCATAGAGAAAGCAAAAAAAGGCGAATATGACAAAGCTGAGTTGAAAAGACGCCTGCAGGGAATGCAAGCCGCAAGTAAACATTGGGTATTTTCAAAAGAGGTGACAGCAACTTACACTCCTGATGTTAATGAAAAGGTCATGGAAGAGCAAGATGGAGAAGCGGTAAAATACGTCTGTTATTCTTTACAGGATAATATGTCAGCTCCATTTTTGCAGGCAGGAATTGAAGAAGTTGAGATGCAGGGCTTAATTAATCAATTATAAAAAAGGAGAAGGAAAAAATGGGACTCATATGGAAAGATGCTCCGGACTATCTGCTTGATGCGGCCAGATTCGGCAAAATAAGTTTGTTTCGGCCCGCGCTGGAATCGGGATGCCTGGTGTCTAATGCAGCCGGGACAGGAATAACACTAAAGGCAGGCACAATAATACCGCTCAAGAGCGGAGGCACATGGAAGGCTTACGAGTTTACGGTGGATACAGAGGTGACTACACTGGATACAGGTGTTTTGACGCTCGGATCCAATTATTACCTCTATCTTTGCGACGATGGATCAGATGTCGGCGTACTCCTGTTATCAGCAAACACAACCGCTCCGTCCGGATATACTATTGATAACAGCACCAAAGTCGGCGGATTCCATTATGGCCGCGTCAGGGTGGTAAATGCAGATTGGACGCCGGTTGATGGCGTGAGCGCTGTTTACGGTGCCGATGCAACCACACCCTGGGAAGCCAATGTGGCAACAAAAATTGTGCCAAACAGTGTATGGGATATGATCAACAGACCCACATGCGACCCGGCAGGCATGGCCAAGGTCGGCAATTTCTGGCTGGATATATATCTTGCATCTCAATACGAGGCAATTACTTTGTCAAACGGCAAATTAGCGGCAGGCAGAGTTTGCAGCGCATATAACGCAACCCCGCTGACGGGTACGGAAAGTCTAAACGCATATCATTTTAATGAGCTGGGTAAGCGCAGCGGTAAGCGTTTGTTGTCTTTATCGGAATGGCTCCAGGCGGCAGAAGGAAGTCCACAAGGGAATGATGGGGATAATGTTAACGCATGGTCTGCTACAACGAATACGGCCAGGAATCCGGCCGGCGGGGTCGAGCGAGCCATATCAGCCTACAATATTGTTGATTGCGTAGGGAACGTCCACGAGTGGGTCAATGAATTTTTGCATGATCCAACCGGCGCCACGATTGCGTGGCAGGATTCAATGCCCGGTCAGGGTGTCGGGCAATTATATATGTACAATGCCACAGGATTACATCAGATTATAGCAGGCGGCGATTGGGGCTACGGGGTGAACGCTGGTTCCCGGTGTGTGAATCTGGACATCTTTCCGTGGGGCGTGAACACGTACATCGGTTGCCGGTTTGCCTGTGACTCTCTGAAATCTGTCATCTGAGAATCTGTTTTATGCAAAATTTGATAATTTATCAAAAGGTGTATGATCTGATGCTATATTTGTTCCCGATCGTTGACCGCTTTCCGAAATTTGAAAAATTTGTATTGTGCACACAGATTAAAAATTGTGTGCTGGAAATTGCACGCACAATTATCAGAGCGAATAAAAGCAGGAATAAACGGTCGATCCTCTATAATATTGATGTATCAATAGAGGAATTCAGATTGTTGATCCGGTTTTCCCATGACAGGAAATATTTGTCTCATAAAAGCTATGAAGAGACAAGTAAAAGGATAAATGAAATTGGCCGCCTGTTAGGCGGCTGGATGAAATCGCCGGGCTAAGGACGTAGCAGGCGGCAATTGGAATAACGGTGTGAACGCTGGTTCCCGGTGTGTGAATCTGAACAACTATCCGTGGAACGTGAACACGAACATCGGTTGCCGGTTTGCCTGTGAGTATAGAAAAAAGTAATTAGAGTTGGGCTATCTATTGATACCCGCCAGTGACATTTTATAGTCAGGTCCTTAGTCCATGCCGAAAGGCAAAATATAAACCCGCCCGGGCGGCAAGTAAATCATAAACATCGAACGTGGCCCGGGTTTTTAGAAAAGAGTATTTATGCCAAAAACATATAATAATTTATGGCAGAAAATTATCACCTGGGAAAATCTCTACACAGGATATACAAATGCAAGAAAAAATAAGCGGTTCCGCCCAGAGGTGCTTGAATTTTCCGCCGCCCGGGAAGAAAATTTAATCAATATTCAAAATCATTTGATATGGCAGTCCTGGTCCCCAGGCCGATTCCGGGAGTTTATGGTTTATGAACCGAAAGCCAGGTTTATTCAAGCTCCGTCGTTTAAAGACAGGGTTGTACATCACGCACTTGTGCAAGTAATCGAACCGCTTTTTGAGCGCAAATTTATTTATGATTCTTATGCCTGCAGGACCGATAAAGGCACCACTACCGCTGTCCTGAGAACACAAAAATTTTTGAGAACTGCAAAAGTAAACTGGAGCCAGGTGTATGTACTCAAGGCAGATATCAGCAAGTATTTTTATTCGATCGGACACGATCATTTATTGCGGATATTAAAGAAGACAATCAGGGATAAAAAAGTGCTTTGGTTATGCGAAAACATCATCAGTAAATGCGGTTCAGCCGGCCAGGGAATTCCTGTCGGAGCTCTTACGTCTCAATTGTTTGCAAATGTTTACCTTGATCAGCTTGATCATTTTATCAAAGATGATTTAGGGGTGAAATTTTACACAAGGTATATGGATGACTGGATCATTCTTGAATCCAACAAAAAACGTCTTTGGAAAATTCTTGATTCGGCAACTGATTTTTTAACATCTGAGCTTGGCTTGCGGTTAAATCCAAAAACCAGCATATTCCCGGCCGCCCGTGGAGTAGATTTTTGCGGATACCGGATATGGGCAACACATCTTTTGCCCCGCAAGCGTAATGTAAAACGTGCACGAAAAAGGTTTAACAAATTTTCAAAGCTCTATGCTCGCAATCAGATTGTCCTGGAGGAGATCCGTGCAAGCGTCATGAGTTTTTTAGGATATATGAAGCATTGCAACGGGTATCAAACCACAAGTCATATTTTAAATAATTTTGTTTTAAGAAAGGAATAAAAAAATGGCAGATTTTGAACAGTGTTTTGAAAAAGTCATCTTGCTGGAAGGCGGATATAAATTGCATGAGGTTCCAGGCGATCGCGGCGGCATGACATATGCCGGCATCGCCCGGAATATCTGGCCGAACTGGCCGGGTTGGATCAAGATTGATGCCGGACAATTTGATGCGGAGCTGACCGGTATGGTCAGAATATTTTTTAAAGAAAATTTCTGGGATAAAATAAAAGGAGACGATATCGGCGCTCAGGAAGTCGCATATCATCTGTACGCTTTTGCCGTCAACGCCGGATTAAAAACCGCCGTGCGCATTGTGCAACGGATGATCAACGCGACTCCGGACGGTGTTTTCGGAGACAAGACATTTTTAAAATTAAACGAAATGATCCAGGACAAAAAAGATGAGCGGATTTTTATTGTCACCTACACACTGATGAAAATTTTTCGATATAAAGATATCTGCCTGCATGATTCCCGCCGAAAAAAAGATCACCTGGTCAGTAATCAGAAATTTTTATGCGGCTGGATCAACCGTGCGCAGAAAGGACTTGAATAATGACTGGATTAATAGATGTAGATTTAGGCAGTGTTATAAAGGCCGGCGGCAGTGTGCTGGATGATCTTTTTACATCCGATGAAGAAAAAATGGCAATGGCCATCACCGATAAAAAGATTGATGCCGAACTGCAAACCGGGCAAATGGAGATTAATAAAACCGAGGCCGGGCATAAATCAATCTTTGTTGCCGGA